GTGTTCCTATTGCTAGAGTCGCTGACTCGGATGAAACGTATGCGAAAGTGTACGTCCGTACTATTAACGACTTGTTAGTTATGGGGGACACCACAACAGGAGTTAGCATACAAGCCTATATATGGATGACCAATGTGAAATTTATTATGCCAACGTGTGGTACGCTCAATTCTGAGATCATGAAAGATGTCACTGAATTGGGTACTACTGCGATGGAAATAGCCACTAAGTCTCCCGTAATTGGTAAGTATGCGCGCGCTTCACGTATTGCTATGAAGGCTGGCAAAGATATAGCCGCCGAATTTGGTTATTCTAGACCTAATAAACCCATAGTAGAAGCTCGAATGCTCCCACAACAAACCTCAAACTTGGCAAATATGAATGTTTTTGATATATCCCCTAAGTTGTCAATGGATGCACAACAGGAAGTATACGTCGATGGTAAATCGATTGGTGCAACTAATGATGATGATATGTTTTTAACAAACATAGTAACGAGAGAATCTTTGATATACACGGTGGACTGGACAGATTCGACTCTAACAACTGAACCGTTGTTTAGGACGGGTGTTACTCCTTCAATTACTGTCGAAGGAACAAATGAATATGTTCAAACCCCTAGTTCTCATGTTGCTAATTGCTTTAGTACGTGGCGTGGTTCTATGATTTTTCGGATAGAAATTGTAGCTACCCCTTTCCACAGAGGTAAACTCAAGATAACCTATGATCCTTTGAATGATTTTAATTCGACTTCTGGATTCAATGAACTGAATTTGTCTTATTCTCAGATCATAGATTTGTCTACAACCCGGAATTATGAGTTTTGTATAGGATGGGGAACTAACAGACCGTTCCTAAATACAACACCCATTAATTTCATCAACTTCACTGTGGATCCAACGGACACGTTGTTTGATCCATTAGTGCACAACGGGGTTCTAACCATATCTCAGTTGGCTCCACTTACCGCCGGTATTTTATCACCTGGTGGTAGCTTTGGAAAAGTGTATGTTAACATATATGCACGTTCCGCTGATGACATGATTTTTGCTTCACCC